CCATGTAAAAAAATTAAAAAAGTAGTTTACAAATTGAAAAAATTGTGTATAATGATAAGCGTATGATAATTATTGACTTCTCTGGCATTTGCATTAGCAGCGTGCTTTCACAGCCCAAACAAACTCTTAATGAGGCGCTTATTCGCCACATGATCCTAAATAGCTTGCGAATGTACAACGCAAAATATCGCGATCAATATGGCGAGATGATTATTGTTTGCGATAGCAATAGCTGGCGTAAAACACACTATGAACACTATAAGGCATCTCGTAAAACAAATCGAGAAAGCAGCGAACATAATTGGGATGAAATCTTTGAGATTATTAACCGAGTTAAAAACGAGATTGACGAGTTTATGCCATATCGCGTTCTTCAGGTTCGAGGTGCAGAGGCTGATGATATTATTGCTACTCTTATTGCAAACACTCAAGAGTTTGGTCAGCACGAGAATGTGATGATCGTTAGCAGCGATAAGGATTTCGGTCAGTTGCAACGCTATAGCAATGTGGAACAATATAGTCCAGCCATTAAGAAAAAGGTTGTTGAGAAAAATCCTCAGCGCATGCTCTTTGAACATGTTATGAGAGGTGATGTCAGTGATGGTGTGCCAAATATTCTTAGTGAAGATGATGTATTTGTCAATGGCTCTCGTCAAAAACCTCTTGCAGCAAAGACTCTTGAAAAATGGTATGAAGCCAGCAAAACACAATCACCTCAAGAATATCTAACAGCTGAGCAGTATCGCAACTATTGCCGCAATGTTAAGATGATTGATCTAAGCCATATTCCACAGGATTTAATTCAAAGCATAAATCAAGAATATAATCTTAAACAACCAAAAAACAATTCAAAGGTTCTAAACTATTTGATTAGCAAGCGATGCAATCAACTAGTTAGTTCTGCTGAAGAATTCTTCTTAAAAAAATGAAAGCACAAACACCAGAATATAACCAAATTAAATTGCCTCATGAAGTATTTGACATGGTGGCAGAGGCAAAAAATATTGATGAGCGAGTTGCCATATTGCAAAAATATGGCACATTTGCAATCAAGACACTGTTGCAAGCAAACTATAAAGATAGTGTAGTTTTTGATTTGCCGCCGGGTGCACCTCCATATAATCAACAACCAGCAATTGCGGGTCTGCAACCTCGTCATATTGAAAAGGCAATCTATGATCTAGCCTATCTTGTTAAGGGAGCTAAGAAACCAATACCATTGGTAAAGCGCGAGATGGTCTTTATCAAACTGCTTGAAACATGTCATCCAGCTGATGCACAAATTTTGATTGCATGCAAAGATAAAAAACTTAAAGATCTATATCCAACACTCACCGAAGCGTGTGTTAAAAAGGCATATCCAAACCTGATCTAAAAATGAACTATGATTATCATTGCGGCTCGTGCGACACTCGATGGGAACAGAGTGTGAGACTAGCAGATCGTGATGTTCCAACAACAGAGCCTTGTCCTCATTGCGGGACACAAGGCTCTGTTGTTCGTTGCCTCGCTGCACCAAGCGTTAGCTATGATGGCGGCGGAGTAATCAGTGTTGTGAGACGCGCAGGCAACGGCTGGAATGATGTGCTTAACAAAGTAAAAAAACAATCAGGCAGAAAAAATACAATTGAAACTCTCTAAGGCTATGGGAAAATCTAAAGGAGATCGAGGCAAAGATAAGCGCGGAGGCACAAAAAGCAAAGGCAAAAATAAAGAGTGGAATGACTAATCGATTCATACATTCGCCTATTGATTTGGGCTATAAGGATCTAAATGTTGAAAATACTCCAGCTGGTCGTTGTTATATAACACCAGCTGGAAATGCATATGCAAGTATTACGACAATACTTGGCAGTCTAGGCAAAGAAGGTCTGAATGAATGGCGTGAAGCAGTAGGTGAGGCTGAGGCAAATCGAATATGTCATCACGCTGCAACTCGAGGCACAGCAATGCACGAGATTGTTGAACGCTATCTTGATAATCATGAACAATGGTTCAAACCATCAGATATGCCTCATACTCGTGCACTTTTTAATAGCATACGTCCAATCATAGATCGACACATAACAGAGGTCGTTTTACAGGAGTGTCCACTCTATAGTGACACCTTACGAGCTGCTGGTCGAGTTGATCTTGTTGCCAGATATGATAACACACTAAGCATTGTTGATTTTAAAACAAGTCGACGTAGAAAAACGTCAAATAGCATTTCAAACTATTTCCAACAAGCAACAGCATATGCTCTTATGTTCAAAGAACGAACTGGCGTATCGATTGACCAGATTGTTATTATCATGGCAGTTGATGATGATCCTCAGCCCATTGTTTTTATTGAAAAAACAAAACATTATATAAAACCATTATTCGATACGCTACAAAGTTATTATTCTCAAGATAAGTAAAATATATGACAAAACAAATCGTGATAAACGGAAAAACAACAACAGCAAAAAGAAGTTCCCTTGAAGAGATTCTTTCAAAAGGCAAAGACATCTTTATGAGTGATTATGGCAATCTAATTGAATTTTATCTTTGTGGTGAAATCGGAGATGCTGATGATTATATTGAATGGTTTCATATTATAAGCAACGCCCGCGAGAGCGATATTATTAAAATCAACATCAATAGCCCAGGCGGCAATCTCTTTACTGCCGTTCAAATGTTGCAAGCCCTAGAATGCAGTTCGGCTCATCTTGTTATGAATGTCGCTGGAGCATGCATGAGTGCAGCAACACTAATCTTTCTAGCAGGTGATGAGTATCTAGTAAATGAGCATAGCGCTTTCTTATTTCATAACTATAGCGGTGGAGTAATTGGCAAGGGCGGTGAGATGTATCAGAGCGTTATTCATCAGCGCAAATGGAGTGAACACATTCTACGCAAGGCATATAAGAACTTTTTGACTGAAGAGGAAATCAATAGCATGATCGACGATAAAGACATTTGGATGGATTGCGATACTGTGGTTGAAAGACTCAAAGCACGAAATGAATTGCTCGAGGCAGAGGCCGATGCAATTATTGCTGCAGCTGAGGAAAAAGCTGAGGAGGCTGTGGCTCCTAAAAAACGAGCCAAAAAAGTGAAAAACTAATGGGCCTAGGGCCTAAAAAGTAGGGGGTCCCCGGCTGGGGGCCCTCTGTTTTTTGTGAAAAAAAGTGCGTTTTTATGAAAAAAGTTGTTTACTTTTTGGACTTTTTGTGGTACTATATCCCTGTAAGCAACCTCCAACATATGAATATGAACTCACAACCACAACCATCTGCCCGTAAACTTCGCCTTGTGTCGATCTATTTGAAACTTTGCCAAAAGTTCCGCCATGCGCAAACTGACGATCGCCGTCGGCAAATAGAAAAACGCCGCGGCAAAATCGCTAGCCTCGTGTACGAGGCATAAATCAAAATAGGCTACAACAATCAACACACACTATACACACTATGGAAACTGAAACACTATCTCAATTTGATCGCAAACGCAATGGCTCACTCTTTGATCGCGGAGCAGCTGATGCTTACTACCGCCGCGAATTCGCTCCTCATTGGTATCCTGAAGGAACTTACAATGGTCTGCGAGTTGTGCACCTTACCTCAGAAGAGATCGAGGAATATCGCAAAGGTTTTCAATATCAACAAAGCACTGGAGTTTTTAAACAATACTAATTATGAAAAATCAAGCATGGGTCTATACTGACCCCAAACACGGTTGGGTCTCTGTCTCTGAGACGAAGTTTGAAGATATCGAAGAAAGTCCTTATGGTGACGTTATGCACTTTGAATATGCTGGAGAAGTCTATTCGAGTAATGTCGTCTTTGGCTCAAAGCCTGGTGCCTGATATGATATGCATCGCCACTAAGCTTGATGATGATTATTGGAATGCAATGGCCTCAGATAATGGTCTTGGTCATCAGACAAAATTTAGAAATGAGATACGAAAAAATGTTGACATCATAAGTGTTGCGCATATCGTCGTAGAAAATATATCAAATCACACACAACTAATCTCAGTCTCAAATACAATTGACAATGAAATCTTTACGAAAACATTTACTGAAATGGCTATTTGGTGATAACGCTTGGGCAGCAGAAGTATTGCCTCGCACATATCGCGATAAAGACGAAATCATTCGTCGTGTGCTTTTCGAAGCACTTGTGCGATACGTTGAGGATGAAGACAATCTCGCCGAAGGACGATGC